AAGTTTGATCTGCCCGTCCCACTTCTTCGCACGATAGGAGGGCATAAACTTGTGACCGGGAACCTTGAATGTGAAGAAATCAGACAACTCTTTTGCATGATGTCTTTCACACTTCACTTTGATATTACAGGAGTCTAACTCCTCGATCACATAATCTGGCATACATTAGTATTTATCCTCCAGATAAGAATCTACGCCATTCAATCGCGTTCTTGATCTTGGTGTGACGGAAGGTGATCTCTTTCACGACCTCTTCAAGATAGTTTACGATGGACTGAATGTATGCCATTTTTTCTTTTCTCAAGCACAGATCATCATCGCCATTCATGTAGATGCTGATATCATTGCGTAAAATTTTGTGATCAAAAGGTTCCCATCCTTTTTGTTTTAGGGTTTCCTCATCAATCTTTCCAGTGTAGTATTCCCACTTCAACTTGTAGAGTCGATTGTATTCGTTCGCGGCTCTCTCGTATCGGAGTTTCGCATCGTGGTAAAGATTGAGGTATTTGTTGTGCAGGTTGGGAAGACGAAGGCTCTCGGTGTCGAGTTCTGTGTCATCGATCTGAGCGTCCGCCTCTACCATCTTTCTAAGTTCAGTAAGTTCCATAGTGTAATCCTTTTTCCCCTTTCTCTCGTTGACACTCGTACTATAAAGGGATGTCAAGTGGAGTCAAGGAAAAAATCAACAGTCTCTACCAACAATCTCAAAAATGTCAAAGGCAAAGGTCACGGTGCTTATCAGAGGTGTCATATCTGTGATTGATGAGTCAAACTCGATTGGAGAGAGACTGATAGGTAAGAGGTTTTTGAATCTGATTTCAACATTCTTTTGTTGAGCATGATTCAAGGTTGTCAGGGTTCCAGAGCAGAAATGTTTACTAATATCACTCTCATAAGATTTGTGATCTTTAATAAGATAAATTGATCTCATCCAATCATACAATTCTTTGTAAGTTTCCATATCCTCATCAAGCAAGAAATCAACGGTCAATGAATCGAAAGATGCGTTTGTGACAGGATGTACCAGATCAACAAAACGTGTTGGTTGCGTGGCATTTGAATCTGCACCAAAACTTGGTAGACTTACTTTTTGAACAAAATATTCAAGTTTAGGAAGCCTCATAATACTAAGTTTGAAAAAATTACCATACAGATAATTTACATTGTCAGGTTGTTTTCTAAACGCATATGGCGAACCAATATCAAAATCAAACGTGATTCCTTGAATGAAATTTGTTGAATCTGCGTACGCTCCTCCGAGTAAGGAATTGTACGATGGACCAAAGAATCTGTTCTGAGGAGGGTTGTACCGAATGATCGGTGGATTATCAATAAATGGATTGTTTGGATCTGCCATCTTTTTATTTAGGTAAAAGATAAGGGGGCTTTCGCCCCCTCATCCGAAGTATTTAATTGTCACCAACTATTAGGTGTTGCCATGCAAGTTCAGAATACGGAAGATTCTGAAGTATTGGTTGGATCTCTTAGCGTTAACAGAGTGAGGATCAACCTTGTTATCAATGGCAGTGCCATCGCCGCGAGTCACACCATTACCAGACACGAATGGGTTGTTCACAATACCATATCGAGTCTTGAAGCCAATCTTCGGTTGGAAGTTGGTTTCGTTGACTGCACGAACCATTTGCAACGGAACGTATGGGCAGTAGAACATACCAGCATCGTAAGGACTGGAACCTCTATAACCGACACAGCAGTAATCAGCACCCGACACAGAGTAGGGATCGATATAGACCTTGATACGACCATTAAGAGTACCAGCAAAGGTGTTACCAGTATCATCAACGGTGAGGTTGATGTCAGGAGTTGGGGTCAGGTTCAAGAAGCCCGACATGGCGAGAGCCGAAGCAACATCGGAGGAGCAAAGGATGAAGTTACCCTTACCACGACGAGTTTCCTTAGCAATCACATTGGCTTCGCGTTCGATTTGGAACATCAAGCCACGGAACTTCTCAGCAGACCAGCGACCATCGGAGTCGGCTTCAATGTCGTAGATACCACCCATTCTTGTGGCTTCATTGATACCACCAGAGAAACCGGGGTTTGTATCCTTATAAAGCAAGTCATTTTGTTGCGCACCGAGTTTCGCGTTAATGTAAATCAGACGAACGACTTCACGGTTGATTTCAGCGAGGATTTCAGCCGAGAGGATGTTTGCCAATTCAACTTCAGCGTCAAGACCGTGAATTGCTTTGAGGTCTTGGGCGAGTTCGGATGTGTATTCCGCTTTCAAAGCACGGGTCTTAGCAACGACGGATGTTCGGTCAATGCTGAACGCCATTTCGTTGAAAGTACCAGTTTCAAGACGAGGAGGTGTAGCACCGGGATCAGCAGAGAAGTCGGTGGCTCCAGTAGTACCAACACCGTTTGGGTCACCATCTGTTGATGTGCCTCTATCACCGAGAGGGTCACCAGTTCCGCCTTGAACGGGGAAACCAACGCCAGTCAAACCAGCGGCAGGTGCGCCCGCACCACCAGCGGTGGCAGCGAACTTGGTGGACGCTTCGTCAAACAGGGCTTCTGGTCCAGCACGGTCACCATCTCCATCAACGTACTTAGCCTTCATTGCGAAGATAAGACCTGTAGGACCAGACATGGGCTGAACACCACAGATATCGTATGCAATCAGGTTAGGCATCGCACGACGGACGAGCGAAATCATAACGGGGTCGAAAGCACCAATAGAGGAGAATGCACCGTTGGTATCAGACTGATCAGCAGCAGTACCAAAAGTGGTGTTGACTTCCTCTCTCAATGCTCTTTCTTGGTTTTCGAGGAGAATCGCAGTAACATTTTTACGATACTCATCTTTGATGGGAGCCATTCCTTCACAATTAAGAACTGGTCCCCACTTATCTTTCAGATTTTCAACAAGCATTTGTTCCATTTTTAGAACTCCTTCTTAGTAATTACTTGATCTTGTTTTTGTCGGTTGTGTTGATTCTTTTCAGCATGTTTGTGTATGCCGACATTGTAGGATTCAAATCAACCGATTCTTTCATGGCTTCTTCTTCCGAAACTGCGACTTCCTCAACGAGAGGAGTCTTCACTGGTGTGTCTTCATCGAAGAAGTTCTCTTTAAGTGTAACCAACTTGTCTTGGAAGTCATCTACACCGTCGAAGTCCAGTTTCTCGACCATTGTGCGGAATTTTTCCTCATCAGAGGTTGTCAGATCGCGGGCATGTGATTCGTACATAGCCTCGCATTGTGCTTTGATAAGTCCCTTGGAAAGTTCAATGGACTTTTCGATTTGTTCGTTAAGTTTACCTTCAAGATCATCAACCTTGTTGTTGAGTCCTTCAACAAGATCATATGATTCTTCTGGCATTGTGACGTAGTGATCCTCAAAGAGTTTCTTCAATCCAACCATAAAGGATTCGGTTACGTCGGTGCGAATACCAGCGTCGATGGCAACTTGATTTTCTTTCATCCAGTTTTCGACAACGTAGGAGAGATACTCGTCGAGTTTGGATGCAAGTTCTTCTTTTTGAACTTCAAGTCGTGACTCAAACTCTTCGTGGAGTTCGGCACGAACTTCGTCAACCTTCATGTCAACGGCAGTCTCGAAGATTGTGGATGCCTTGTCCTTGAAGTCCTCAGAGAGTTCTTCACCAGAGAAGAGTTTGCCAAGATGCTCTTTGATTCCGGGTGTCATTTTCTTAAGTTTCTTGACCCCTTCCTCTTCTTCATCTCCCATCTCCTCGTCTTCCATCTCTTCATCTTCCATGCCCATCATCTCATCTTCCATCTCTTCGGCTTCTTCACCTTCCATACCCATTTCTTCGGCTTCTTCGGCTTCTTTGTCTTTGATATCATCAACGACTTCTTTACCAAGTTGTGCGGAATCAACAGGTTCAGCGATTTTGGCTGTGACACCATCGGCAGTTTTTTCACCTCGACCGTCTGCATCTACGGCAACTTCAGTGTCTTCACCACCGGCTTTTGTACCTTTACGCTTTTTCATTTCTTCGGCTTCAGAGTATGTCTCGTCAAGTTGTTCCGTGGAATTTTGAGCGAGAATTTCTTTCGCGGTTTCAAGAGCATGTTTCAGACTCATTTGTTCTCTCCTATGGTCTTTTTTATTTATCTTTCATAAAATTTGAGAGGAAATCTGCGAAAGCATACAACTTTGCTTCCTCTAAGTTAGATTTAGAAGCAGATTTTATTTGCTTCTTGTAAGTTTCAATACGTCGAGCGGTTAAAATACCATTTTCCCAGACCCACTCTTTACCCTCCATGATACCCTCAACAAAGGCATCGGGGGCAGATGGATCTGCAACAATATCCACAGCGGCAAGGTTGAAGTCCTCTTGGACTTCATTGACACCATTCACTTGTTTCAGGGAACCCATGCCACGGGAAGAAACACCAATCTTCACGCCCTCTTTCACAAGGTCTTTAACGATCTTACCATAAGGGGTATCGAGAATTTTGGCTTTCCCGTAGATATCATTTCCGTCAACGCGAAGTTCTTTGATAAGGTGCGAAACTCTTTCGAGATTGAGTTGAGGACCATCGGGGTGTCCGAGTTCACCCATCGCACGATTTGTTTTAACATATTCGTTATTGTATCGCTGAACTTCTTTCATCAAAGTTTTCTGAGGATACACACGACCATTTCGGTTCTTTTGCTCTGCTTGCATGAAGATGCCATCAATATGATACTGCTTCTCACCGTTTACTTCTTCGGTGACAAGATTCACATTATCGTTGACTTCTGTAATCAGTAACATCAATACGCTCCGTCCGCAGGTGCTTTAGTTTTCATTTTTGACTTTGGCATTTCTTCTTCGCCCATTTCCTCGTCTTCTTCGTTTGAAGCCTTAAAGTTTTTATCAATATAGTTGAAGAACTCTTTCTTCTTTTCATCGGTTTTCAAATCTGCGGGGGATGAAATACCAAACTTTTTCATTGCCTTTTGAAAGAATGCGTCATAATCTTTTTCTTCGTTTGTGACTTCTTGACCAAAATCAAGAGCGACCTCATCTTTACGAGCGATTAAGGAATCACTAAGTTTTTCTTGAATTGCATCAGACAACATGTCCTGAGCAGCGACAAACTGCTTATTGGAGATAGCGTCTACGATCTGTGTAAGGTTAATGGTCATTTAGTCTCTCCTGAAAGAACTGAATCATGTCTGTCGCGTCTTCCTGAGAGGCACGCAACTGCTTTTCAAAGGCATCTTTATTCGTATTATTTAGCCTATTATAGATTTCAAGTGTCTCTGACACCTCGTCAAACGATAAAAAACTTTTAGAATCATCTTCGTGAATCAAAAATGCACCGTCCAGACTGGCATTTTGCAATGACTCCACGGTTGCCGGTTGTGGCTCTTCACCACCTTTCATCTTTTCCTCAAGGTCAATAATATTTCTAATACCTTTTCTTGCCTGTTTAAGTGTAAGGAAGATGTCTTTTCGTTTGCCATCAACATACGCAGACACAGGAGCAGAAGCACCCATGCCCACCTTTTTCAGAGTGATTACTTTTCCCTTATACTCAAAGGTTTTAAGGAAAAACTCTTTTTGAAATTCTGGATCAAGTGCGATATCGTCCTTATCTCCCTCGGCAGCGGCTTTTTCAGTCTCGTCTTTGGGACGATCTGCCTCCTCATCGATCTCAAATTTTCTTTTATTGATTCTTGTGATAGCCTTTGACGCAAGTAATGATGAAATAAAAGTTTTTGCAACTTTGTCAGGAGCGTTTTCAATTAGATCAATCGCGTTCTTAGCCTCACTCATTAGAATCCTCCACCCATGTCAGGGTTCTTTTCGGGAAGTAATCCCTTTTCTCTTTCCTTGGCAATAATTCGATCTTGCTCCTTGATCTCATCGTCAGACTGTCTCAAAATATTTCTTCGCACATAGTCTCTGGAGAAGTAGTCGCCAATATGTTCATTCATCTCACGCAGCACATCAAGTCGTTCTTTAATGATTTCGTATTCTTTACTCTCTGTAAAGTAGGAGTCAGAAACATAGTCAAACATGATGCTTTGCTGAATTCTGTACCACTCTTCTTCTTTTACGATCCCCTTCAAGAGACATTGGACACGCAACGAATTAATAAACAATGAGTTAAACTTTTGACGAAGACGTTCAATAAATTTTACAAAATTAAGTTCATCTCTTGTAATTTCTGATGCTCGACCCATATTGAAGCCTGTGTCTGATTCGAGACGAGACATTGGAATGTTTAAAGATTTGTAAAGTTTCTTTTCAAAATACATTACATCTTCCATCTCACCCAAGTTCTGCCCACCATCAAGAGTAGAGACTTCTGTGCCTTTGCCGCCTTCTCGACGAGGGAACCAATAATCTTCGAGCATATTCATAAACTTACGATCATCACGAATCTCGCCAGTATTTGCATCGTAAACAAGTTTGTTACGATAACGGTTCATCAAACCTTTAACATATTGTTCGGCTTTATTTTTGGGAAGCGAACCAACATCAACGTAAAAGATTCTTCGTTCTGGCGCACGCGAAAGGCGGTAGATCACCGTAGCATCCTCAACCATACGAAGTTGATTGAGTGGCTTGATGGCTTTTTGCAAATATGAAATCGCTCTCGTTCTTGATGGGTCAAACAATCCAGATGGGTAGTAGCAAATCGCCTCGGGTGCGATTTCCATCGCTTGATTGCTATCAGGTTTTTCTCTATACAGGTAAACCTCTTTTACGCCAGTGACCTTTTTTGCTCCAGTGACTTTATCAGTTTCTTTTTCTACTTTTGCAATTTTCTTAATTTTTGCGGCATCAACCGGACGCATTTCAATAATCCCCTTTTTTGGAGATTTTTGATCTACGATCATATGATAGTATCCCTTGCCGTCAATGTACCAACGTCTAAAAATCTCATATCCTCGATTATTAAAATCAAGAAGTCTAAGGAGATAATTAAACTCTTTTCTGATTTTTTCTTTAACTTCATCTGAAGAGGAGGCATGATCAAGGTTGATGGATACAGGATATTTTTCTGATCCATATGTGATCGCTTCATTACAAATATCTTCAACCGCTTGTTCGACCTCTGGGTGGATCGACATTTCACGATACTTTGAAATGTATTGTGCCTCTGAGCGTAAAGACCCGTCAAGATCAATACCAATACCATAGTAACCACCCGCATCAATCGGAGTGGCATCGTCAAGTTCAGGAAGAACAAACGAAGTTGCTTTAGGTTCAACAGGTGTTTGCTGAGACAGTGCCTCTTGTTTCGCTCTTCCTATTGAAATTCCAAATAATTCAATAGGCATATTATAAGTTCCTTAGTTAGTCAGTTTCACCGATCTGGAAGTTACCTCTTGGGTTGCCTCCGGTCGAAACGGCGGATGTCAAGAAGTAAGAGTAAGATAGTGTCGCTGTAAAAGAGGATAAAGAATCAGCATCGCCAGAGTCAAGATCAACAGCACTTACAGATGTAGGATAGCAGTAATACAATTCGTATGATTTAACTGGCTTACCACTTCTATCAAGTTGCTGAACTCTCCAGTTTGTCAAGAAACTTGATTCAAAGTTTGTGACAGCACCATCAATTTGTTCAACATTATCCCTTGCACCGTTAATAGAATCCATCCATTGCTCAAATTTTGACCGGAGTTCCATACCACGATCAGAAAGAATCGTGATTGTCCATGCGTCAAAAGTTCTTGCGGTTGGAATTTTCAGCAATCTACCTCGAAATGGGGCAGTTGTTTCGCTCAAGGTTGATGCTGGAAGTTGGGCAGCGGTGCAAAGAAAGTTTACTCTGTCATCTTTACCTAATCTACCAATGTCGCCTTGAACCCTAAACAGGGAGGATCGTACGCCACCACCGATTGCGTTTTTGAATTTGTCAATGTTCATTTAACTTTTTCTCCTTGTTATTTAGTTCGCTAAACCGGCGATCTCGTCGAAGTTCACACCAGTTCGTGTGGCGATGAAGTTCAGAGTAATGAAGTTGATGGAACGGTTAGGCTTGATGAAGATATCAGCGACAAATTCATTTCTGTCGATGATTTCAGGTGTATTGTTGCTTTCGTCACAAACAACCTTGAAGTCGATGATACCTCTTCTTGATTGAACATCCAGCAAGAATGGCTCAATCAAACTCTTGAACTGCGCTCTGGTAAATGAGTCGTTAAATTCAAAGAGTTGGAATTTAGCAGCGGTAGCAATTGCTTTTTCAAGAACAATGAAAAGGCGACGAACATTGATTCGATCAAACGCACTTGGTTTAGCGAGCATTGTCTTGTCACCAAACAAAAGTGTGCCTTGACCGGGGAAAGACACAACGGGGTTGATTCCGTTAGAGTAAAGTTGATCACGTTGAATCTGCTTTGGATTCAAAGCGAGTTTGACCACATCTCTCAGTTGACCTCTGTTGAAACCAGCAGGTGAGAACCATGTCTCAGTTTCAAAATCAGATCGAACTGCAAGACCAGCGATATCACCAGACAATGGTACATAACGGAAAACATCATTGAATCGGTCAAACATAAACTTGTAACCTGAGTCAAGCACCGCGTAGGATGAAGACACATTCAAGTTGTCCACCGTGAAGTTTTCTGAACCACCATTTGGAACAGCGTTTTGACCCCTACGATACGCTAAGATATTTGCAGTTTGCACATCGGAGGTTCTTGGAGATCCGTTCGATGTAAGAAGTGCATCTCTTGGAGGAGATAAGAATGCAACGCAATCTTTTCGTTTATCACAAATGTCAACAATTTGTTTTGCTTGGATACCCGTGTGAGGACCACCGAGAAGGATTGAGATATCAACTGTCTCAGAATCTTCAAACAACTCAAATCCGTTAGTGAGAACATCTCCACCAGTTGGTCCCTCTGCAAACCCACCAGTGAATGAACCGTAGAAGTTTTGTCTCAATGTTGAGAACACGGAGTTTGGAGCGATAGGTTGATCAAAGGCAATCGCACCTACGACACCCTTACTAAAGTCCTCATCAAGTCTTCTATTACCAAGATAGATAAAGTTTGAAGTGTCATTAATAATATCTCTGTAGTAAAGACTTCTTCCTTGTTCATCTTTTGCGTTTGTTGCAACAGAGACACCATCAAAGGTTTCGAGAACTGATCCCTTGACTCCAGTGAAGAAGCCATCTTCATCGACCACTGCGATGTTGATCAGGTCACCAGTTGTGCCGTTGTTTGTCGCGGTGAAAGAGGATGCGGGAAGAACTGTGGTGAAAGAATCATTAAATTTGCTACGCAGGAATCCAGAGTTTGAATTCTCTTGTCCGGCTTGAGTGCTACCCACGGTAAGTTTACCAAGGATTCTGATGGATACTTTACCATCCAACAAGTTACCACTGCCAAGACCATCGAGCGGTGTTTCGTTGTCTTCGGTGTTGATAAGAGATACACCCAAATTCTCCAAAACTGTTTTTGGCACGGTGGTAAAAGTAAATGATGTTGTTGTTGTGTTAGAAATTGTATCATACGCGAATTTGATGGCAGATCCATCAGCAGGCTCAAATCTATATTCGACCACATTACCAGTTGCGATTCCGTAAGCGGAGATCAGTTCTGATTCCAAGTTGACCGTACCATCACCGATATTTGCAGTGACCCCAGATCCATCGATTCTAAAGCAACCAGCGGATGCTCCAGTGATCTCTCGAATGCCATTCAACACACGAAGATCATCGGGTGCATTTACAATCTGCGATTCATCTGATGCGTAAAGGTACGTCAAGTCAGGGGCAGACGGAGCGTCGAGTTGACTTGATCTTAGGATACCGTTTGAAAAAGTAGCACTGACATCAAACAATGAAATTGAGTTTTCTGTTTGATTGAATGCTACGACCTGAAGGGAGTTACCATAAAGTTTGCTCACATCATTTGTGGAGCCAGCGGGGAACTTAGCGATGAAATAGTTGTCACCGAGATCAGCACCTTTGTCATCATAGTCATCTTTGTTTTTGATAAGAATTTTCTCGGATGAGCCAGAACCAACAGAGGCATTTTTTGATGTATCCTCGTTAACGACACGCACAACTTGGAGGTTTGCACCATATCCTAAAAAGTTAGCACAGGTGTAAAATTCTTCAAAGTTTGTGTTGCTTGGATCGCCATAAATTCTTCGTAATTCATTGATTGAGGGAACCGCCGATCTAATTCCAACGGGACCAGTCTCAAAGTAGCCCGCAAATCCAGTTGCAGTGGTTGAAACTGCTGGGACAATAAGAGTAAGGTCAATTTCCTTGATTTGAACGCCGGGGCTGACTTGGAATGCCATAGATATCTCCTTGATCTAATTTATCTATCAATTTTGGTCATTAGAGAGAGTATCCATTATCATCATCAATTTTCCATACAGTCCCGTCATCATCAGTGAATTCGATATCGAGTCCAACATCTATAAATCCGAAGGGAGTCAAATCTTCCTCCATTTTTTCAATTTTCTCTCTATAGAGTTTGTCACGAATATTTATGTCTGTCAAATCTTTGAAGTAAGGCTGAGTTGATGTCCACGCAAAAAGCACCAGAGTCATCACCAAGTCATCGTGGTGTCCGGTTTCTGCCTCGTATGATCCCTTCTTTGCAACAAAAGCAGAGAGTTCATTTATGATATCGTAATCTTCAATCAAAAGTTTGTCCTGCTCAATCATTTCTTTGAGCATCGTGCATCCGACACGCTTTACCTTGGGACTCATGCGAACGCCCTGCTGGACTTGATAGTTACCGAAGCCACCATCCATAACTTGACCTTTTCGCCCACGCACCGTGGTGACCAGTAGATTTTCATATTCCATTTCGTTGTGCATAATGTCAACAATCTCCTGCCCGATGTCGTTTACCTCAGTCAGAATGTAGGCATTGTTGTAGCGTGTTCCCATCGCGTACAAAAGGTTTGGTAGTAAGAAAGGTGCAATTTGATTATTTTTATATTGTGCCACTACTTTGTACGGTGACTCGGTAATATCAATAATCGTGACCGCATGGTAGTCCAACTCTTGCCCGCGTGCCACATCCACACCCATGAAATACTGGTGTCCCTCAATCGGCTCATGGTAGACCTTCAAGCCGTCCTCACGCTCTTGCAGGGGTCGAGTGTAGTGCATCGCCTTGATCTTTGAAGGGGCTATGAGCGTCAGGATAGAGCCAAGAAACTCACACTCAAATTCTGCACGAAACTGAGATTCCGATGTGTTTCGGATTGTTTCTTTTTTCCATTTATCGTCCCGACCCGGAACCTCTGACCAGTGAACCTCAATCGGAGTGTATGAGTTATTGCCCTCCTCAGCATCCTTCCAAAGTTTGTAATACATGTTCAAACCTTTGGGCGTGCTGATAATCAAAACTTTTGTTTCTTGACCAGCAGAGATCGTAGGATACACAGAACTGAAGAACTCGTCGGCAACATTTTCGGGGACGAACGCAAATTCGTCAAGAAAGATCATGTTGAAAGAACCACCCCGAACGGCAGAAGAAGATGTTGAAGATGCAAGAATCTTAGAACCATTTTCTAAAATAATCGAACCTTTGTTCCACTCCACTACACCTTGCTGAAGCCATTTTGGCAGATGCTCGTATGCCAACTTCAGACGACTCAGCAACTCACGGGCAGTCGCAAGTTTGTTTGCCAGAATTGCAACATTTTTTTGAGAATTGAATAAAACATAGTGAAGCAAATATGAAATAACAACTGTTGACTTGCCTGACTGACGGGGAAGTTTCGCAATCACAAATCGATCAGTATGCATGCTATCAATCATTTTCTTCTGATAGTCATACGGCTCAAACTGCACAAGCCCTTCGTCAAGAGAAACGATCTTGACAAAGTTTTCAATAAAATACATGGGGTCTGCCACGCACTTTGCATATTCTTCAATTTGTTCTTTTGTAAATTCAGTCTGTACGCCAGCGGCTTTCAGATTGATATTGCCAAGGTAAGACTCGGCATCATGCTTCTCGGTCATTCCTAATCTTCTTCACTTTCTTCGCAGGAAGTTGTTGTTGAACAAGTTCTTGAAGTTCTTTTGTAGAACCTACAAAGAACGCATTATTAGTAACTTTTTTGATCGAGTCATCCTTTTCAAGATCCTTCATTTGTTTGTGAAGATCAATCAAATCCTTGTTTGCCTCCGTGGCAGTTTTGAGAAGTTGGGACACAACCTCATACGCTCTCGGACTATCGGTTTCCGAAGCGACTCTAAGAATTCCTTCAATTGCAACTTTACTATTATCAATCACATCTTTGAGATTGCCGCGAACTTGTCCATAGTCACTTTTTTGATCAAATAATTTTTTGTCTGGAAAATTAGATAAATCAACTTCAACTTGCTTTCTCAGCGGAAGTTTTTCTTCTTTTTTTGGCTCAATATTTAGAGCGTCTTCTAATGGGTTTTCGTCAGCCAAGGGTTTCTCCTCTAATATCCAAAGAATCAGGAAATACAAATAGTTCCTGAGTTATACCGGCAAATGGTGGTAATGTAAATTTACCATCCGGTCCTGTCACGCTGGTGATTATTCTTGAAGCGGCTCCAGTCGGTCCGGTCAAGCAGCCGTTTTCATCAAAGAAAGCAAAGAAGTTTGTGACATCTGTTGTCGTAATATATTTTTGCTCTTTGATTGGTGATAAAATATATGTGCTTGCAGTGAAAGAGATGTTGAAAATTACTTGTCTTTGTGTGGTGGTGTCTCCCTCATACTCGATCTCAGGCGACACAGAGGAAATTGTAATTGGAACATCAACCTTTTTGTTGATTTCTGTAAAGTTGAGAGATATCGTGAAGTCCGGTGTAAAGTAGGCTAAGATTTGCTCAAGAATTTGAAGTGCATCATCCATCGTCCTTGTAACAAGCGACAATTCAAAATCAAGATTGTAAGGAACCTCAGCAAATTGTCTAAGATAGACACCCTCTACATCAGTTTTTTCATATCTTTTACTAATCGTATTTCTTTTTCGGCTGCTGTCGTAAGAAATGTTTGTCATATTAAAACCCATCCTTGGAAGAATCTGTCCAAGCAGGTTTGTCTCTTTACCCTTTAGCAGTGGGTATTCCTCAAGCATTCTTAAAAACTTTTCTTTAGGTGCGTATGTGATTGGCACAAGAATTTTTTTGATGGTGTCATCTTGTTTGTCTCTTCTAATTACAAATATTTCATTGAAAAGACTGCCAAACGCAACCACTGTTTTTCTAAGAGACTCGTTATAGAATGTTTCAAACATTACAAGTCTCCCTCACTAAACGGATCGATGTCTGTAAAGTCAATAAACTCTGATGCCTCTGCTTCAAACTCAGTATTGTCCTCTAAATCAGGGGCAACAAAGAACTCACCACTTCGTTCAGCGGACAAAGCGATAAAACCTTTTTCTCCATCTGGCGTGACGATTGATGTGCTTTCAACTGCTGCCCTTTCAATTACCTCAAGGGGTTTGAAGTTTTTAATTTCAAGATAAAGTAAGGCGTTCGCACCATTACTATCCATGCCACTATAGTCAGTCCCAATGACAATTGCCTCGCTTGTTGTGTCACCCTGAATTACATTTACCTCATCGGACTCTATTAGTCTGTTGATGATTGGTCTTCCGTTACTGTCAAGTTCAACATCTACCAGTCCCGCTGTGGTGACCTTAACAAGTTCTGTCATTGCAGATGAGGTGACACCATCAATGATCGAGTTTCCAGAATCAAAATCATCACCTGAATACTTGAACAGGCTACACTTCATTTGATATGCGAGCGATTTGCCAAAGTTAAAAAAGTTATATTCTCTCTCGACAAAATTTATTTCAAACAAAGCATTGTTGATTGGAAAGAAGATAATATCACCTTCGTTTGGATACTCATATTTAAGGTCGGCAAACTCTTTTTGAAATCTTCGTCGTGATACTGTGACAGTCATTTCATCTCTAATCTCAAGTCCAAACTGAGACATGACTTCACCCTCGCCCTCAAACCCATCATAGGTATCGACATACATTTCAATTTCTCTACCATCTTCAAATTTTGGAGTTCTGTCCTCACCGAAAATCTTGTCTTGTGTAACAATTTTTCTGGGGATGTACGTCATATTTACACCATGAATTTGAATGGCTTCATCAACAAGGTCTTGAACAAGGTCTTGTTCAGCGACATTATTAAATTTATTGAAGTATGAATTTGTTGGCATAATTATCCCGTAAAGAAGTCTGGTGGCAACTCGTATTTGTCTTGCATGGTTTCTTCAATCTGATTCATCTCTTCCATCGCACTTGACATGAGTGTGTCAGCGTTAAATTGAACGCCACCGGGAAGGCTGATGTTTTGATATTTGTTTAAATTGGATGCCCACTGTTTTTTGAAACTCGCGGTGACGTATCTTTTTAAAAGAATATCGTTGTAAATTTCTGGATAATCATTTGGGTTAAGTGCGACATAACAATCAATCACAATGAAGTCACCGGCACTCACCAAATCCTTCCAGTTCATGTCAACGTACAATTTATTTGTAACCCTATTGAAACGAACTTGTTTTTCTGGATCTAAAAAGTCTGCGAGAAGTTTGATATAAGTTTGGGTGATATAGTAATTTGTCATGTCTCCGCCATATCGAAGACCGTAGGTATCATTCAATGCCATTTGATAGCGGACACTGAACATGTTGCTGCCCGCTCCGCCTTGGTCAAATTGAAAGATTTTTGTGACAGATACAATGCTTTTACCATCCGATGCCTGATCATAGTCGTTTGGACCGACTAAATTGATAGCATTCGTATCGATAAATCCGTTCTCAATATCTTCCGCAGTGATTTCGTGTTTAAATAATGCTCTTTCAACACCATCGAAATGATATTCATTGAACATTTGAATCGCATCGTCTAATGAATCTTCAAGTTGTTCGTCATCAACATTGATCTGGATCACTGGTGCGCCCAGTTTCCTCAGAGCGTACTGTTTGAGTTCTTCTCTGGTAGTAGGGATTGCCATTCAAAATGCTCCTTCTTCTTTTATATGTATTGGAGCGAGGCTTCCTACGACGACGAACTTTACCCAACGGTTTTCTTGAGTTTATCATGTATAGACTTTAATAGTGGCTTTTGTTCCTAAAATACTAAGTGTGTGTGACATAAATCTGTTCGGAACTCCAGCGATAAGAGTGCAAGTTTTATTGAAAACTGCGTTCCTAAGATCAACAAAACCGTGTAACTTCAGGGTTTCTGTATGTCCGAGTCTACAAGGTTGAATCCTGTTAGTAAGAGTCCCTCTTTGTTTTGTGTAAACCAAAGTTGTGGGGTTACTGTTTGATGTGTTAAACGGAAAACCAGTATCATCGATATATTGATCAGAACCTTGTGGTATATTTGACCAACTGTAGAATCCGCCGCCAAATGGTCTTGCTGTTTGACCGGGGAAATCAGAATCGGCAGGAGCCTCCTCGCCATTCGTTTGATCACCACCTGCTCCAACTTGAATCATACCCCTAAGCGCAGTGTAGTTCATCATTGTAGCACCAAGTGGCACAATGCTGCCATCACCGTCACCTCTTATAAGATTATCACCTGTGATTGCAAACGCATTTGAAATACCCTTGAATTGGATTTCAACTTCAAATTCATATTGATAACCCTTTGTCAAAATCAACATGTTGTCTGAATAATCGTTGCCACTTCCCGTTGAAGAATTAAGGACATCGTTATTTTCAAGATTTTTGGGTTGATAGTGTGTGGTATTTGCTTCTGTTGTTGATTGGAAGTCCACCTTTTGAACATAATTCTCAAAATCAATTGAATTATTCGTTTGATCCGGGTTTGGATATCCATCACGCCCGCTGTCTCTACCGCCTACAACACCAGTAATAGAGGTTGAGTCCCAACTTAACATTCTAAATGCTCTTTGAGCCTCTGCCGCGATGCTTGGCGTAGATGCGCTGCTGGATGAATCAACTTGAAGTGTCGCACCGGGGGTAAGAATGAACCCCATTCCAAAAGGGGTTGGTCCGCCTGTTGAAACTGCTAAACCACCTGTCGAAAAGGTAGCAAGCGCAGTCGTATGCGCACCAGTCTCGAAATTGCCGATAGCAATCAGTCTGCCTGATCCACCATCACCCGTATCTGTTGATCCGGTGTTTGTGATTCGATAGCGAACTTGATCTTTACTATCTGGTCCGCCATTGTTGTCTCTTACAATGTCAACCGTGATTCCGGTTCCACCCTCGATGACCAAAGTGTTGATCGGATCACCGGAGGTGCTTTCAGGAACAATGCCACCATTCGCTTGCTGATTCTTAAAGAAAGTAGGAACACCGGGACCAGTGTTACCAGTAGCAGCCTGTGGAATGAATCCTGCCGTGACTGCGGTGATACCACCATCTGGAGTTTGAACGGCAAACGAAAGTGTTTGACCGGGAGTGCCAGCAGCGACCGAAAGATCACTGAGTGAAGCACCCGTTACACCCGATCCCGTGGCTCCATCGCTACCAGCGTCACCTGCCTGACCATCTGCACCAGTATTACCACTTGCGATAAACAGAACTCTTGCTCTTGTGCCTGCTGCTACTGTTTGTGCGCCAGTTGGAAGGAACGCACCACCACCAGAGTTATTAATTGTGATATTTCTAACATTCGACGTAGGAGTGGTGATATTTCTAATTTGTCCTGCCACTCTGCCAAACGTCATGCCACCAGAATCAGTTCCGATGATCTGAATAAAAACGGTATCACCCTTACGAGGCGGAATTGTACCATTATCAAACAATGTTGTGTTATCACCATTGTCTGCGTCAGTGGTATGAATGCGGAACGAACTCGCTGATCTATTGAAATCAATTCCACCCGAAGATGGGCTATTGGATGATGAATTATAAGTTTCAACATTGTAAAGAAGACCAGCACCATCACCAGTCGTGCCGGTTGCACCAAGCGGAACAAAACCTGCCTCAACTGAGATACCTGCCGCTGCTGCGATATTACCACCGACAACCGCGAACGAAAGTGTTTTTCCGGGTTTGCCTGCGGCATCGAAAGCGGTCGGACCAAGAGAAGCACCAGTCACGCCCGGACCAGTAACCCCTTGGGGTCCGGTCACACCACCAACTGCGATGAAGAATACTTCGTGTGCCGTACCCGCGTCGAAATTCGCACCACTTGTATCATTGATACCGAAGGTAAATTCATTCGTTCCAGAAGTGATACTTGTAACAAGACCAGAGCAGTGAGTAGCACCCCGTTCATCAAAGACATAAATTCTATTATTTACATCAATTTGACCAAGATAATCATTAATATTTTGTCCATTGTCCGTAACCTTACGAACCTGAATTGCACCGTTTGATTTATCGACTCTAATCAATCCATCAGACGATGGGAAAGTTGTATTTGAGTTAGTTGTTCGATAATTAAAGCCGCCCCTTGCACCTGTAGCACCTGTCGAACCTGTGGCTCCTGTCGCACCAGTAGCACCTGTGGCTCCGGTCGCTCCGGTAGCCCCTGTTGCACCAGTCGTGCCTGTGGCTCCCGTTGCTCCGGTGGCTCCAGTCGCACCTGTAACACCACGACCGGAGAAGAGAGCAACGAAGTTTGCTGTTGTGCCTGCTCCGTTTGTTGCACCCACGCCCGTGTCTGCAAATGTACCTTCAAGTGCGATTGTACCAGCGGGTTGCTCTTTCGGTAATTTATCTAATTCAATGGAGAAAAGTCCACCGGCTCTGTCTGTAATAAAGATCCTATCTTTAGCCGTAAGGTTATCAAGAACATTATCAATTGTTGTACCATTCGCTGCGGTGACGGCAATGAAAAGTTTGTTTGTGTTTGCAAACACAAGTGTGCCAGTTGTGATACCGGAAGCAATAACAGATGATTCAAAAGTTGCGCAAGAATATTCAAATCCAATCAAACCAGCGGGACCGGTAGCACCAGTTCCTCCAGTTGGTATGAACCCTGCCGTGAATCCTGTGATTCCACCACCTGCCATTTCAATAGCGAACGACAAAGTTTGTCCGGGTGTGCCAGCAGCACCAGACAAATCACTAAGTGAAGCACCAGTGATGCTTGAACCTGTAGTGCCTGTGCTTCCTGTGGTTCCTGTGTTTCCGGTAGGATCAACGGTGAGAGTTAGTGTTCCAGTGGTTTGTCCACCAGTAAACGTAGCAGTGATACCACCGCCATCTGTTGTAATATTAAGACCTTCAAACGATCCACCAGTTGCCTTCGGCACACCAAGAACAAAAAGTTCTTGAAGACCTGTTAAACCATCTGCTCCACCAGCACCAGTGACTTGGAAAGTGAGTGTGCCTCCAGTTGCACCCGGATCGTATGATAACGTAATTCCATTACCAGTGCCAACAATGTTTAGACTCTCTAACGAACCACCTTGAGTTGAAACATCAGAGCCATTTACTTTGAGTTGGAACAATCCAGTGATGCCATCTGCTGCACCTTGACCACCGCCTTGAATAAGATATGTCGCAAGACTCACACCACCAACAGTTGATGGTTCGCCTACAGTTACAACTGTTCCACCAACACCAACAAGGTTAATGCCTTCGACTGTTACGCCCGGACCATCCGGTGCAAGATTGCTTTGAGCGTACATGAAACTATTCACCGTGATTCCAGCACTCGCACCAGATGATGTTCCTGTAATCGAAACATTTCTTCCTTCATTAAACGCAAGTGCCGAAGCGGCAGTCGATCCACTAATCAAATCACCATTGACTGAAATTTCACCCGGACCGGAGTTAAGTGTTTGCCATTGTGCAGTGCCACCGGGACCGCCGGAAACAAGAACAGAACCAGTCGCACCAAGTGATCCACCAACATACAAAGCACCAGACGCAATATTGAATCTACCGAAAGTATTACCATCTGTAATTTGGTTTGCATCACCAATAATTACATCTCCATCTTGAATGATTTTAATAATATTTTTTCGTGCGTTTGAGTCATCACCTTGAACAATAAATTTACCATCTCTTGCGGCTCGCTCAAGAACAGCACGAATATTTGGATTTGACTTGGCATAGAAATCAAGGCTCGTTGGCTCAACACCAATGCCCGATGTGGTTCCGGTCGTTGATTGGAAAATAATGTCAGAACTCACACCGCTTCTTGTCAAATATTCAACAGGGGCGGAAGGAGCGGTGACACCAAATAATCCGAGTCTACGATTATTTTTCTCAATCAAAACATAAGGTGCATTTGCGTTTGTATCCCGCACACCAGCAGTGTTGCTACCATTGATTAGGAAGGATGAGAAATTGCCGTTTGATTCGTCGGATAAAATTGTGCCGACTCTACGAGCATCAGTTCCAGAGTATTGAGTATTCTGAAAAAGAATCGATGCAGTTGATCCACCCTTGAGCATGATCGTGCCTTGGGCAAAAGTTTTGCCAGCAAAGTCGTGAGTGACACCACCAAGAATCATGCCGCCACTTGCACCGAAGACAATCACATTTTGTGTGATACCGCCAAAGAAATCTTGTGCTTGCCAAGTTGCACCGTCAGTATTGTAAACAACAATTTTACCAGTGGAAGCACCGGCAAGACCAGCAGAGTCAAAGGTGACATCACCTGTCATACCGTTGAATGTATTTACAATATTACCTGAGATGCCCGCCAGAAACTCAACATTATTTTCAAAGGTGATGTGTCCACCAAACTCGACACCACCAGTCAGATACGCTGGCAATGAAAAACCAAGATTTGCAATACCAAGAGCATCAATGTCAATTGTGATGCCGGGATTGTTGGTCATCGCGGTGACACCGTAGATGTCCAAAGGATTAATCGCGTTGATCAGTTCATTTGTTCGATCAAACCATGTGCGAAAAGTATCATTATCCTGCAAAGGACTGAGTGTGTTTCCCGGTTCATTTGGTGGTGGTGGAAATGCCATTTATACCTCTTACGTTTTGATTATGTAGTTGACCACAACGAACGGCGGCAAGTTAGTCGTGCTACCGCTACCATCTGCGGCTTCTGCCGTGGCAGTTACGGTTGTTATTGAAGTATCGTCAATATTGCTCGCAGGTTCATTAATTCTTCTAAGAGCGTCTACACCAGTTGAGGTGGTGTTTGAATTGGTGCTTGGTACGGTGACCGTAATTGTTTGTCCACCGGGAGCAACCTCAGAACCGCCACTATCTCCAAGTACCCTTTCCGGGGTCGTACTCTTGCCAAGTGGCACTCTTCCATTAAGATTTGGCACGTTGAAGAAATTACCTGAACCACCGTATTTATATTGTATGGCTTGAAACAGATTAATTTCAGTGTTAATATCTAATTGTCTACCATCACAAGGAACAAATCCGGGCGGAATTGAATTTGATGCAAACGGGAAGATTGTACCCGCAGGGATCGGACTTGTTGCAAACCCTCCATCGCCGGTCAATACTAAGTTTGCAGATTTAAGTGGTGCAGCACCAACACCTGTCAAGAATGGTGTTGCACCACCGACAGTCTCGTCCTTCAAAATTACAACTTTGAATTGGTATCTTGTGTAAGATTCAACGGTTGCCAAACCAAAGAGTAACGATGAAAGTTGCGAGGTTGGGACGTTACCACTTTCAGGTGGCTCGTAACTTAATTCTCTGAACGGCTCGTCAAAGATATTTGTTGATCCACTTGCAAATCTCGCATACACCCTGACCGTATCAGTAAATTTACCGTCAAGGAGAACGATCAGACCATCAAGTGAACTGTCCGACTCAATCACCTTAGAATAATATCTAAATCTATTTGTTGATGCTGCATCATTGCTAACCTCAGAACCCAAGCCATTGTCGTTGATGTCAAACTTTGTCAAAAGAACTGAGAGTTTTTGTAAGTCAACAACAGAGCAAGTTCGACCATCAGATGTTAAATTAAGTGTTAGTGAACCTGATGCAGTTGATGGTAATCTATTAAAAAGAATGGTCTTGTTAACTTCTGAACGAATGTTAATACCACCAGAGTAACTTAAATCATAAGTGACTTGATTGTTTGCTGTCGTGGGTTCAATATTTGAGACAAAAACAGCATCAAAATCATCAACCACACCTGTATTCGCATCTAAAACAGGTGTTGACACTGAAGATGTAAACGCAGCCCTATCAAGACGCATGGCAAAGTATTTTTCACTTAGTGGGGCAACCTCACCAGAGTTCTGGGGTTGGAAATAATTATTAAAAGCAACGGGCTTGATTGGTGCAGATCCACCAGTCTCATCGTAAGTATAAAGTTTTGCGTCAGATTCATTAGATGAAACAGAAACCGCGTACTCACCGGGAGCCAAGTAAACTGGTGTTGTAAAATCAAAATTAGTTTCTAAATCACTTGGCAACTCAATCAGTTCATTACCAACTTGTGATGCTTGGGTGATCCCACAAGCAACGGTTTGCTTGTTGATGTTTGAGAATGGCAACACAGTGCCAATCAATGGATTGCCGTTTTGTGTCGGATGAATTCTAAGAGTGACATTTACATCACCTTCCAAGAACCACAGAGCAACATTTGAGAGATACAACCCGTCAGGGAATGCCTCAGAATCAACTGTAAATGTTTGAGAGACAGGATCAACACCAGCAGCGATTGTAGTGCTTGATTGAACAAAATTATTGTTATAAATGTCATCCGCAGCGATATCAAGGTTTGCGGCTTTTCTTCTAATTTCAAGAGGTCGGGTAGATGCTTTTCCGTAAATTTGTGTGTCAAGTAATCCTTGACCGTAATAGATTGCGTCAGCAGAAGTTTCCGAAGTTGATAATTTTCCATCAACATCATCGGTGACTCTGACTAATCTTTGTCCACTAAAATATGTGTCCTTTGGAATCGCGTACGAGAAGGTAGCACCACCCGTATTTCCAACGGTGATTGGCGATGATGTTTCATTCACTCGATCACCATCAAAGAAAACATTTAGAGTTGCCCCCGGCTTCATTCCAGTCAAAGTTCCAGAGAGATTGAAATCATCAATATAAGGAATAATTGATAAATCAACGACTTTACTACCAATCTTTTTCTTTGGTTTGTCGGCAAGAAGTCTGGCGACAGAGATGCTTCTTCTTGGATTTTTATAAGTTACACTTTTAGGATCATTAGTGAGGAATTCTAACTCTCTTGATTCGATTCCATACCACAGAGTTTCGTAGTCTCTGAATAAAGTTCCAAATCCATTTCTTCTACCAGTTCCGGTATAAGTTTCAGTAGAAAACTCATATGAATTTAATTCACCGGCAATATTAGCAACGATTCTTGGTTTCGCGGTTTCAGACCAATACTTCGATGTATATGTTCCAAGTTTAAGGTGACCCAGATAATCAGTAACGCCAAAAGGATTGACCCGTGAGGTGACAACAGATGGGTCTGAACTGCTGAAAACTCTATTTTGGTTGACATAGGTGGCAGGGGTGTGATCAGGGAGTAAAATTTCATCGGTCGTAAGAGTTGCACCAGACAAAGATGAAACATTGAAATTTTTTGTCACATTAGTTTGGAAAGCAGGATACACTCTACCACGGGTTGGATCAACTGAAGTGTTGTGTTGCGCACCCACGTTATCAGCATCAGGGTTTAAGAATACAGAACCTTGACCAATCAAGTCATCAACGTAAACATCAGTTTCACTTACGATTGATGCTGGAGTGAATGCGTTCGCCCTTGCAGTGGTGCTTTGTGAAAGACCACGACGATAGTTGAGCAAGAAGTCTTCATTTTGTCTATCTGCCAATGAGTTGATATCAGACATTGTGTATCGATCATTGTCGATTGAAACAACATCTTGAATTGACTCAGTTGTAGATTGTTGGTTAACCCTAATTCTGTATAATTCAAGGTCACCGCTCGGTACGGCAGGAGGAGATGGTTCTGAAGATGCGATGCCCTTAACAACACGAAGAACTCTATCAGCACCTAAAACAACGCTATCAATTCTGGGTAAGAATTGTGAGAATGAAAGAAACGCTTGAAACACATTTCCGTCAAAGGGTGTTTGTGGAGAATTACTTGTACCAGAGTCATAAACATCACTGCTAATTTGTATTGGTCTAAAATCAACGCAGTCAGTTAATTTAACATTTCCAAGTTTAGAAAGTGTTACTTCGGGGATATCTGTGCTATTGACAGACGCATAACTTTGTGCGGTGAATGGACCTTCACCGGAATGAATAAATCTTTTGTAAGTGACACTAACTTGCTTATTTTTGTAGTCAGCAATTTTAGCAGAGTTAGCAGATAATTTTGAGAAATTGTATGCGAAATCAGTTTGACCATCATCAAAAATGAAATCTGTAATTTTGTTTCCATCAAATCCATCAACGACAATGGATGAAACTTGCGTGACATCCGCAACACCCAAGTCAACCGCTGCGTCATCATTTAGAGTAAATGAACCAACAATGTTACCAGACAAAGTTTTAAGTCTAATCGAGTTTCTACTTTCAAACACCATTGGACAGAAAACAAAAAATGTTTTAGATGCCGCAGCACTACCAAAATCAAGACTGATTTGAGATACGTTATTATTAATAACAGGGACACTTCTTGGTCGGAGGACTGTGCAACCTGCCGTAGCACCCAAATTAATAAGGGCAACGGGTTCAATCACCGCACCGTTTGATTCAGTGCCAATTTGTCCCAAGAAATCCTCTTCACTGTTTTGCGTTGAGATGTTAACAACACCATCAGAGTCAGAGGTCACTTGGAATGGTTTATAAGACGTAAATCTAACGGGATCGACAACACCTTGAATCGCAGAGCCAAGTTTTGCAATTTTTGATGAACTTTTTGAAACAACTGAATCTGCGTCAGATGATGTAAAATCAACTGATACCTCAAAGTCAGTATTACCAGTGGCATCAACAAATTTGATTGATTTAATCGAATTATCGGTTTGCCCCGTGTTCAAAGATTTTTGCGTAAAATACAATCTTGCAGGCGTTAGAGATGCAGGACTCGCATCACCCACCGATACTGAAGAGTCGATTGAAAAGCCACTAATAATACACGTTCCGATTTCAGTGCCAGCACCATCTAATAAACTAACTTTTCGACCGGATGTGATGAAATCGGGAGAATCGGAGATAGTGCCGTTGAGGGTAATTCCAGTGCCAGTGTTTCCGATGTCAGTTAAAGTGCCACGAATCGCAAAAAACGATGGAGTTTCAAGTGAGTAAAAATCTCGACCAAGTTCAGTATCGGAACTTCTATCAACTGTAATCGTGGTGGGTGAGATTGTCTCATATTCGTATCCACTCACATACGCTTTACCGGGACTTAATTTGACGGCATATTTTGATGTGTCGGTCGTGCCAACAATTTCTTCGTGTGAACCAACCTCAATCTCAAAGGGTCTAACAACGTAATTACCAGACTCATCAAAAGTTCTTCTTGCAAGAGTTTTTTCAAGTTCTGCGTATTCTGGATACTTGATACTCTTAGTAATTTTTCCGTCAATAACACGAACAAGTTCAAAGAAATTTTCTGGTGCAACCACATCGTATGCGTCAGTTGAAATATTTGTGCCACCAGTCAAACCTCTATTTTCAAGTTTGAGATCAATTTTGTATCTGTCCGCACCGGGAGCATTAAAGTTGAAAAAACCAAATGATGGGTCACGCAAAGATGGATCAGTGTCCACGGTGACAATTGTTTTATCACTATTGAATCCGATGGATGTGTTTGTATTTTCAAAAACTCTTTGTTGTGTGGTCAAATTATTTTTGAAAGCAGGCACAGATTGAGGACTTGATTTGACAAAGTATCCATCAACATAAAAAATGCCTTCCTCGACAGTGATAAAAGTTTCGATAGGACCGGTGGAGGTCGTAGATGTATTTTCGTCAAGGACAGAAACTTGAACGCCAATGTTACCAAGCCCAAAGGTGTTCAAAACATTACCGGCTTCGTACTTACCGACAGTAAGGTAATTAATAATTAAGACTTGATAATTATCATTTGTGAGGGTGCTTTGACCGAGAACACCCACAACGATAGCATCTGTATTGACAGAAGTTTCTGAGTCAGTGAATCTAATTTTTTGACCGACCATGCTGTCAAGTGTAGATGTCGGGAGAACTTCGTTGATTCTAACGAAAAATCCAGAGGAGGATGTGATCGCACCACCGAGAACAACAGACCCATTTTTAAAGGTGTGAGTGCCAAATCTTTCAATTTGACTTTGCAAAATACTTTGAATCTGAGAAACCTCTCTGGCTTGGAGAGGGAGTCCGGGTTTGAACAAAACCTTCAAAAACTTTTTGTCAGGATCAAAATCATCGTAGTAGGGAGTTCCACCCATCAGTGCAGCGTTATATGAGTTTTCGGTAATCTCAGTCATGGGGTTTCCTTAGAATTCAAATGTAAATCTGAACACTTCTGTCTGCTCAAAAAATCTGCTGACTTCTTGGGTTAGACCTTCTATGTATAATACATCTCCAGAAAACAAATCGAGTTCTGGTCCCAAGACCTGATCAATTGTGACTCCCACAGAGTCACCATCCGAGTTTGTGTAACTAAGAGATTCGTTTAGATTAAAGCCTAAAGTATTACCAGCATTGTTTGAGACATCGGTGACGAGCAAGAATTTTCTCAAGCCAGTGAGATCACTTGGATCATCTTGAAAAGAAGTGATTGTCGCACTACTACCAGAAGCACCATTGCATGTCCCATCATTTTGCGGGTTGTAATTTGTAAAATTATTTGCTAAAGATATGCCGAGTTTAGTGGTGCATCTCCACTCCTCTTTGGAAATGGTAAGCGAGGTATCACCGAAAAAAGCATTCTGAACAATCGCACCAAGAGTAGTTCCAGAAAAAGAGTCACCAACCCGTTGGATGATTCTTAATTGTTCATTTTGAAGGTAAGGCACTGACAAGTCGCCCAAGAAAAGACTTGCTGAGATTGTGCTTTTCTGAGATGCGGACGATACCTCTGCAAACTCTTTTGTTGTCTCTCCGTAAACAAAAAGTGTTGGATTCTCTGGATCAGTTTTTGCGAGTAGTGTGGTGATTTCTTGGGTGGTTCCCGTGACATCAACTCTCGTAAGAGTCCGGTCATCATATCCACCAATCTCTCCAGCGAGTGTTTCACCTGCTCCAATTTTTGGATTCGACCAAAGAATGACATCTCTGTAATCGTTTCCAATTAAAGAATCTCTATTTTCACCAGCGACAGATACTTGAATCCTTGCGTGTTTTGCAAATAACTCAAGAGTTGGATCTCTACCAACACTACTTGTCAACAATACATCAAACACTGGATCAACAACAGGGAAACTAAATGGAAGACCATCTCCGTCTGTTTCCCCCGGTGTTCCGGTCCCAAGAAAAATTTCACCTTCTCCAAATATTGGTGATGTGTAACTCTTTCTCACTGTGCCTGTAGCGTTTGAGTATCCAGAGCCAATAGAGTAAACGATAACTTCTTTGATCGTTCTGTCTTGATTTAATTTACCGAATGCCAAAGCGTTCCGACCATTTCCGCTGATCGTTACGCCTACCCCGATTTCAAATCGATCACCTTCTTTGGGGGTTCTATTAGTTTCCCACGCCTGATCGAGTTCAAGGATGTCTTGCTCTGCACCGCCCTCGCCACCGGAGTCTCCAGCGGTTCCGGGGTTGGTTCCTATGATTTGTCTCACGACTCCCGCCGCATCACCAGTTAAAATTCTAATAAAATATCCAGCGTAGTAGTCTTGGTAAATATTATAGTTCGGTCCAGCAGGATCAGGCAAGTTGGGATCACTGATTCGCACAGTTGTGCCTGTCGCCCTGACAACTGTGTTTGCATCATTCTCCGGCACACCTCTCTCATAAATTGCCTCTGCCGGATAGGGATCACTTGTGATAAGAACACCACGAATAGATCCACCAGTGTTTTCGAGGTTTGCCTCATATTGCACAGCATATTGTCTTTGTCTTAAATCTTCGTATGCAAAGTAAACATTTTCGTAAAAAGGCAACTCCTCAACAGGGATAAAATTTTCATCAATAAACTTGAGTTGTGATCCCGCGATTGAGTAGAGGTATTTCCAAACGTATCCATCGGGCATGACAATTGAGTTCGTATCCGTGCCTGTGGGTTGGAACACACTTCCGGTGATGCCCGATTGAAGACACATGTATACATTATTTTCATTTGTATTTACATAAAAAGGCGGAGTGGTTTGAGACATGTCATCTTTTGTATTGAGCGGTGGGACGGTAATACCAGATGACCAATCGTTTCTTTGAAGCAGGAGTGTCGCGTCTTTAGGAGTGACTCTTTTTGCAAACGCGATGTTTCTTCTTGAAATGTTATCACGCTCTCGACTACGATGCTCTAAACCCTCCGCAGTCACATCTTTGACTTGTCCAATGGCAACATAAAATTTATCTTTACCAAAGGGTTTAAAATCAGATACAAAGTTTTTTGCAACTTGTGTTTTTAATTGTGCATCAAACGTAAGTGATGTTGCCATTATTCTGCCTCCAGTGCTGTGATAAATGCACCTATTTCAACTTCTCCAAATTCACCCGCTGCGGTAACAAAATTATCTGAGGATGCAGTGCCTTTGACATCAGCGAAATCTTTACCAACACTAATATCTCTCTGTGCTAACCCCGATGCTAATTTAAATACCTTCGCACCATCAGATGTCTTTACTTGGTATTTATTACCAAAAGTATCAGTCTCATTTGAGAACTCACCTGATACGATTCGTACGGTTACAGTTGTAGCCTTGAGATTTCCACCTGCGATGACCTCACTATTTTTAACTTCTCTTTGATAACCTGAGTTTGGGTCTTGCCTAACTGCTGACTGAGTTGAGTTTATTGATGAAATTTTAACATTAACTTCTTGCTCATTTGTTACAGTGTTCAGAACCGAATAATACTCAAGACCCGATACTGATGGAGAGGTTGCAACAGAAGTCACATAAGATGCAACACTCGATGATGAAAATGGCAAGAGGGATGCCGATGCCGCGTCAATCAGCGATGCACCAGACACACCGGATGGATCTTCGGGTGGTTGTGTAGTGATGCCTTGTCTAAATTCAGTAATAATTTTTGCGATGGGCTTGTTGGTGTAAAAATTAGTGACATCAGACCTCTCGGCTTCAACCGCAGTCACGATACCAATCGCATCTGGCTTTCCGGGGATTTTTTGGATAAGTTTATCGTCTGTAGAAATTGATCCTGAGATACCAGAGTTTTGATCAATGAATAGTTTTTGTAAGCGTCTTGCAACTCTGGGTTTTCCTCGGTGGTCTTTAACATACTTCGAGAATCGTGGATTCTTATTCGCTCTTTTCGCTGCCTCTGATGACCCATCCGCAGCGGGTAGTGATCTGGTGAGCAACGCAACAGGATGCTTATGAACAATAAAGTATTTCGAGTAAGCATCATCTGTCTCTGTCATAACTGTTTGCGGTTGTGATGCGAGAGTGTAACCGGGCTTTTCAAATGCCACACCAAAGAGCAGTTCTTCGGGACAAGCATCACCAGCGGTGATACCACCCACGGGACCAAAGACAAATGTTCCTGCATTGTACGGATCGTGTGAGATTCCCAAGCCACTTCCATTGAAATTTTCTGTGGTCGCTCCCGTTAATCCGTTATATCCTGTAGGATACCAATCACTAAACGTACTCCCCACTGTGTCACCACGGAGATCGGTCGTGCTTCCAATTGTGTATGGGAAAAAATTAGCGATTCTTGGACTAATGAAGTTATCAAAAGTAACTGCTGTGTATTCAAACTTAGACCCACCAAAGTCATTATTTTGAATGAAATCTGCAAGCATGACAGCCCCAGAGGGATGGAACACTTTCTTCAAAATGTCTGCATATAACTTAATTTGTTTCACAGACTGAATAATGTACGAGTAGTTTTGAAATTTAAAGTTATCTTGAATGAATGAATCAGATGACAAACGTGATCGGTCACTGGTAAATACAGTGGTGTCTTCGATCACCGCACTATCTGTGTTGATACCAAATGATGCTCCTGTGCCTCCCGCACTACGAATAGCGAAGTTATAGTTCTCTGCTGGGAAGAAAATGCGATTGATTGTTTTAGGTGTTGATAGTGCCTCGATAGCACCCACAGAACTCACGGCAACTACCTTTGAAGACTGTGCAATTTTTCCAGCAGAATCAGTGACAACAATTTCATCATTGATAGCGTAATTAGATCCTGCGTTGAAAATTTTTAGACCATTCAAAACTTTGAATGCTCTTTCAATCAAAAGCCTGTTTCTGTTATCGCTTCGTAATTCGATAAAATGGTTACCTTTGAATGAGCCACGAATCTTGACAACTTTCAAATCACAAAAGTCCACCCCGTCATCTCTATGAAAAGTAATATCATCGATGAACCCGTTTGCGACAATTGGACTATCAAAATTATCAAACTCTCTTTGGGTAATTTCACCACCCTTAAATGGTAAAATTTCATCAATCGTATTATATCTTGATATTCTAATCGTGCTGCTCGGTGAGTAATCAGCATCCGACAATTTAAAAAGGTCGTCTTTTGGATAACGAACGATTGTCTCTACGTTGAACAAAATTCTAAACAAAAAGTCAAGTGAGCGTTTGTTTCCTTTTTCACCGTAGTAATCTGTAATTCTCTTGATAAGATGCTCATCAACAACACCACTCGCAAGTTGCTCTGGAAAATTATTAAGATAAGTTGTCTTAAAGTAAGAAATAAAATCTTCAAGTGTCTCATCAATGTCTGAATAACTGCCGAGTCTAACTGCCTCTGCTCTCGGGTTTCCAAAAATTTCTAAGTATTCAAAGTATGCTTTCATAAAAGAAACAAACTTTGGATAATCACTCTCTACAAACTCAGGAAAAATATTTGTTATAAGTGTAGAAAATCTTTCATCAACAGATAGAGGTCCATAATCTTTGTATGGATCTGGCGTGAAAATTTGTAATGGTAAAAGGAGTGATCCCCCGTAGCCCATTAGTAACCCCCTCCGTAGCCACCGCCACCGCCGCCGCCACCACCGGAGCCAGCACCGCCACCGGAGCCAGCACCACCACCGCCACCACCGGAGCCAGCACCGCCTCCATTGCCGCTGCCGGAGTCTGAGCCACCTGTTGAAGTGGATGTCGATGATGTTGTAGATGTCCCTGTGGTTGTTGTCCCAACTCCTTGACTCACGTTAGAGGAGTTGACACTGGTAGTGCCGATGAATTGTTCACCAACGAGATTCACCCTGTTATCTGGACGTACATCACCAGAAACCGAAACCGAGATAGCAGAGTTGTCTCGGCTGTCTTGCTGAATGATGTATTGCTGACTTGAGAACACTCTACTTGCACCAATGACAGCGTAAATTTTAATATCGCTATTGTCTGGTGAAGAAAGTGAAAACTCATTAAAACTAACCACTCCTTGAGCATAGTTTACCGTACCAAAATCTACATCAAGATATTGTTTATTATTATTGATTGTCTCGTACGCTTTCAAATTACCAAAGCCATCATCCTCAATCTGGATTGTTTTAATTGTGCCATCGGCAGATGCGTAATTAAATTCACTTGAGTAAACGACTCCGGGTTTGTGACCATCGTGTGGGTGGAAAATTGGATTTTTGAATTCAAATTGATAGTCTGCTGATACGTCTGAAGTTGGTAAAAATCTATACTCAAGGGCAGGCGACAAGGAAATTGATTCGATACCGGGAACTGAGTCAAGAATTTGTTTTTGAATCTTGGAGTATGATATGGATGTGTTGAAATCTTGGCTTTGCTCCTCAACGTAGTTAAAAATAACAGTTCTTATTGAGGAAATAAGTGCTGCCTCTGAGACTTTGACTACACTTGGATTGTAAATAACATTCAATGAAACTCTAAAGTAAAGTGGGATCGGATCGATGACCTCTGGTATCACACTCACCGTTGTTCTGTCTCTAAGAAATGATTCAATTTCAGTTTTAAGACTTGATGGGACAACCGTGGCAGTGTTGGGTTTGAGAACAGCGAAAACTTTACCAAACTGAGGTGGATTCGCATCTTCGCCACCAAAAACAAACACTTTACTAAATCCACTAAAGTTGTTATTGATTAGTGCTTCAAAGTCACCGACCGTCACGGCTCTATTTTGTGAGGCAAATGCCTTTGGAGCGTTGTATCGAATACTCGAAATCTGCTCTCTGTTTGCTCCACCTGCGGCTGGACTGTTTACAGTGACCGTACCATTTGTGAATGAAAACGCTCTGCTTGATTCTAAATCGTTTGCACCTGCGTTATTTGCCTCAACACCGTTGGTCTGTAAGTATGAGACATTGACAACATTACCGGCTTCAAGTTTAGTGCCAATAACATCGTCACCAAAAACAACTGAGTAAGCACCATCAAAGTCTTCTTCAACAAAATATGTTTTAGTGTCACCTGTGATAGAAACGGCATTTGTGCCAAGAGTCCAAACATCATTAATACCTGACAGATCAGATACGCTATTATAGACGGATACCTTGATTGTTTTGGTATCCATAGAGTCATCGTCAATTCTGAATCGCTGATAAGGCTCTGAGTTTGGAACCACGAACGAATCTGTCTTGAGGCTTCCCTCATACACTAAAATATTATCAAACGTATTGCTGCCATCTGGTAAGGCAACGGTTTCTGTGTTTGTAAAGTTGTAAGTTTTGTTATTGATAGTTGTTGTGAACGCACTACCGGCACGAATGATTGATGGGGGATCATTAAAATATACACTTATGTCAGCGACAGGAGCGGTTCTTGATCTTGGAACATATCCAAGAGACTTGGCATGTGAAACCAAAGATGATCTCTTTAAGGCAGAGTCGAGAAACAATTCGTTGGCGGTGAGGTTGTTATAAATGCCTTGATAGTGTGTGGTGTAAGCAAGTGCGTCAAGTAGGACTGAAAGACCAGACCCCTCAAAGTCATAATCTTTAAATTCTGCTTGACCGGACAGGAAGTTTTTAAGATTTGATCTAATACTAAAAAAGTCAAGTTCATTAACAGATAATTGTTTTCTTTCTGTTGACATTATCGTAACCTTTCAAGAGCGAGACTGACTGTGATTGGGAATGGTGAGTTCTCAATTGTAAAGCGAATTGTCACGTTCAAAGAGTTACGAGATGGTTTAGGATCTATCAAAACTTGAAGTTGGTTAACTCTTGGCTCATTATCACGAATGCAGCGTTTAATCGCACTACTAACTTCCCGACCCGAAAACGGACCGAAATTTTCAAACAGTTGTGCGGTCGTGTTTCCACCAAAAAATGGTTGAAATTTTTTCTCACCAAAGTTAGTGAGAACAATATTTTTAACTGACCTTTTCACAGCCTCATCATTTTTTAGAGAGGTGATATCGTTAGTCAGAGGGTTTTTGGCAAATGTTAAATCAAGATCACTAAACCGAACCGTGCTGACATCGGTTGGTAATGAATCGTTGTTCGTGGTGGTGGGAAAGTATGCCATACTTATATCTATGTCATGTGTTTAGGATATCAAAAGATCCGGGGTTTGTTATATTTTGCAAGATTTTTTGACTGAAACATGGGTCTTCGAGCATCTCAAGTGCGGAGAATCCAAGGGTATATTTGCCAATATATTCGAGTGCAGCGGCAACAGCGAGTTCATCTGCCTGACGAATAATATCAATCAAATTAATCGCCTGACTCAAGGACTCAGTAAGATTTAAAAGTGCAGAGGCAGCACCTCCTGTTGGGTCTGTAGCAGCCTGAGCGGCAAGAGCGTAGAAAGCACCCCTGAAGTCGCCTTCAATTAAATCCTTGAAAAATCCAACCGCAAGATTTCCGGGTCCAAGTATTGACTGAAAAAACGGACTGTAATGGTCAACAAGGGCATCACCAACATTACCATTTTCAAAAACATTTTTGATATTGTTATATGTTTTTGCAATAGAATTTATGCCAGCGAGTCCGGGTGCGTTTTGTGGATTTGCGATAAGCCCCGACAATCTTCTTCCATGATCTTGAAAATCTTGCAGAACATTAACCACATTTGATAAAGATGACACAACACCACTTAATTGGGGAACATTGATCGCAGCATCTAAAAATCCATTGATTTCATTCAACGCTCCGTTTAACGCTTCATCGACGGGGTTGAAAAACACATCACCCCTTATAACTGATTGTAGAAACTCTGCCTGCTGTGGAGATAAACCCAAGTTTGGCACAGGACATCCATCTGTTTTTACTAACTCTGGATCAAATAATACCATCATCCACCTGCCTTAACATTGCTTGATCCTGTGCTTGTCGAATGTCCACAAGAGCAAGCATCTCCAACTCGATGCACAGGTCTACCCTGAGCAAAAACACTTGACGAGGCGGTGCAGGTTCGTGAAGCACAGTGAGGTCCGCACGGAAAATGAGGCACGACAGCATCATTGATCACGGCAGTTGGTCTACCATTTGTAATCACTGTGTTTGCCGAGGCGACAATCGGTGCGCCACAAATGTCATTTAATCTTGCCACAGGCTGACCCATTTATACCTCCACCCAATATGTAGACTTACCATCTGAGAGGTAAGAAAATAGTTTTGCAGTTCCGCTGTTATACCAAAGATCACCGACGTTTGGGTTTGATGGTGGAGAGACTGATGCCCTACTAACTATTGTGCCACGAATACTTGGTAGTTTTTGAATTGAATTGAACTTTGGTTTTTTTGGCTCATTGATTATAAGAGATGAACTTTGTCTGACCTTTGTTTCAAATGCACTTAAGTTTGCATTAATAGTTGCGATATCCTCATCACCTAATCCTGATCGAGATATTTGAACTGGGATTTTAAAAGGTCGCAAAGAGTAATTTAGTTTGTATACCCTTCTAAGATTTTGTATTTCTTTCTCGTTGAGGTCAGGGTGTGCCAATTTTACTTCCGCATCAGACATCGGGTGATTGAAACTGTGTCCACCCTGCGTAATCATTTCAATAAAATGATATCTGGCAGTGTTATTTGGAAAAGAAGAATATGCCTCCGCATACTCAGGCTCCTCATCAAAGATGAAAAACGAAAACCCTCTGCTTAAAAGATATTCAAAGTAGGTATCGAAGTTAGAAATATCTCTGGGTTGATTGCGCAAAACATCCTTACCAAAGTCAAGTGTTGACACTTGGTTGATTTTTCGGACAATTTGCGTGTCCAAAGAGATGCCATAATTTGAGGGATTGTAAGAAGTCATTTTAGTTTAAATTTATATTTCCACTTGGGGTTTTGATATTAATATTACCGCTTTGGCTTGTCATGTTGATATCATCTTGAACTCTAAGATCGAGTTTGCCATCAACTCTCGCATCAACGTCACCAACCACTTTAATGTTTGTATTGCCTTCAACTAAAATATTTAAGTTGCCAACAACATGATTATTCGAGTCAAGTGCGATGTGTATGTTTTCTTCTCCAAGAACGGCAGTGTATGTGTCTTTGACAATTTTAGTAACCTTTGATCCATCTGGGTGAATTTCATCAAATGATCCAGAGCGATGATATGTGTGAATTCGTTCAGCACCCTCTGTGTCATCAAATTCTTGAACATGTCCAGACTCAGTAAACTTTACATGGTTAAAAGGATACTCTGCTGCAAACGGAGTCTCTGGCTCTTGTTTGTCTTCTTGTTGTCCACCACCAATTGGATAACTCATCTCGTCAAGATTTTCTTTTTTGGTTTGAACCACAGTATCATTCTCAACACCGCGACCCAATCTATTGGTATCAGGTTCGTTCAGTAAATCCTCTAAGGGATACTTTGCATTTGGATCATTGAAACCTGTTTCTGGGTCCGCTGCGGTTTGCGGAATACCACTAAGAGTTCCAAAGAACATTGGAATGGATGCTTCCTTTTGATCGACGAAAATCCCAACAACCCATGTGCCTTCAACTGGTCCGATAGGGGTTTCACCAACACCGCTCATCGCAGCAGAGTGAATCGGCTGAATGGGATACGACCAAGGTAAGTCCTCAGTTTTAAGAAGCGTTTTATTTTCAGTATGAACACCAAGCCACCTAATTTTACAGCGACCAAGTTGCTCAGGATCATCTCTATTCTCTACAACACCTTTATGAAACATAATCAACCTTTCGGAACGGGGACGTTACCTTTTTCTGGAATTTCATTCACTCTATAATTTTTAATAAATTGCACACCGCATCTGTAGGAGTCTGGTACGCTACCTTTTCCAACAGTCACCCTATGTTGTAATTGACTAACAAGATACACTCCACTTTTTTCATCATCAAAAGAATTTTCCTGACCAGCGACATTATTGTGAACACGCAGATATGCGCAATCACCAGCGAATAAATTTGAAGATCCATTTATTTCAGTTTCAACAACAGTCTCTCTGCTCATATTGAAGTTTGAAATAACGTGCCTCGCTAATTCAAAATCCATTTCATTTTTTCCATACTCATCACCATGTATTTTTGAATGTCGAGTAAAGGTATTTATTTTGGATGGAGTGAGTGATAAAGGATCATTTACTGCCACAACTTTTTTACGATCCTTATCTGGTATTGATTCACTTGACAAATACTCAAGGGTTCTTGGTTTGAAATCCGCAAAACTATCTGAGTCATCGAGATATGAATATTCCTCTACTCCCCATTCTTTTGTCAGTAAGTCGTGAAAATAATTTGTTGATCTAAGTGATCCTGAAAGTGCCTGAGTTCTTCGATCAGAGTTTTTAACAAATCTAAGTCGAGATGTGATGCTTTCTACTGCTTTGTCAGCAACGATGTCATTAGTGCCTCTAATAATTTTTGAGTCTGTGAACAAAAATTTAGGTGTTTGTTGAAACATTAGATTGATTGATCTATATTTGAAATCTTGCATTGTTTCAAAGAAAAGATACCCTGAGTTGGCATTAGGATTTTTTGATGACTTAGGAGCAATCCTACTTGATACACATGAAATTTTGTCTGCCGGTGACATGAAAGGAAATGCAAATTTGTATCTGACATCCGATGACAAATCTGAGATGATACCTT